GCGTTTTGATCGGGTCTGTTTGGCCTGGCATACTTGACGTTACCTTACTCCCGATGCAGGATTTGTAAAGACATGCGGCATACAATGCGAAAATACGGGGTGCTCTGGGATCCGCTTCAAGACCCCATCGCAATCGAAATGGACTGCCTCAAGATGGGCGGCCGGTGGAAATGCAAAGATGGTAATTGGGCCGGAAACGGCATGGAGTTCCATTTCACGCACTTCATCGAACTGCTCTTCCCGTGGATTACCTGGCACAAATGGCTCACGTTGTTCGTCGAGAATTACCTGACGCACCGCTCCATGATGGTTTTCGGGCCGGCTTCTTCCGGAAAGACCTTCAACGCCGCCGTTTGCGCCCTGGCTGATTATTACCCGCTCCCTTCGCAGACAACAATCATCGTCTGCTCCACGTCAAAGGAGAGGCTCGAAGACCGGATTTTTGGAGAGTTGAAGCGCCTCCATAAAGACGCCCTGAGCCGCACAGGATGGCTGCCAGGCCACTTGATCGAAGGCAGGCAGCGCATTGTGACCAATGCCTACGTGGACACCGAATCCGGGCGGGATTTCAAAAGCGGCATCATTGGCGTCCCGGTCAAAAAGGGAAACGATTATGTGGGCCTGAGCGAGTTCGCTGGCATTAAGAACAAGCGCGTCCGCCTTTTCGGTGACGAACTTTCGCTGCTCCCAAAGGTCTTCGTTGACAGCCTCGCCAACTTGGACAAGAACCCCGATTTGAAGGTGGTCGGCCTTGCCAACCCGAAAGAGACGACTGATGCGGCTGGCATCCTCGGTGAGCCTTGCGCCGACTTGGGATTTTGGGATGGCGGCATTGACCAAACGGGCGGCACGAAGGTTTGGAAAACTCGCCGCCTTGAAGGCTGCTCCCTGCAATACGTTGGCAGCGATTCTCCCAATCTGGACGGCAAGTTGGGCATCCCATTGATTACCCAAGACGCCATTGACCGGGACATAGCCTTCTTCGGCCGGGATTCCTGGCAGTTCACCATGATGAACGAAGGGCGTATGCCCCGCGGGCAGGGCGCGCGCCGGGTCATCACGCGGCAGGAATGTGTCCAGCATCACGCAATGGACGCTCCAATCTGGCTGAACTCGCAGCAAACGCATCTGGCCTTTCTGGACGCGGCCTACGGAGGTGTCGGCGGTGACCGTTGTATCCTCAGCTTTCTGGATTTCGGGCAGGAAAGCGTGCCGTTCAATCCGTCAGAAATACCGGCCAGCGCGCTTGTTGACCAGCCGTTGCCGCCGGACAAGAAACGGCAAATCATGGCGCTGGTGGACAGCGTCCTTGTCCCGGTATCGTCAAAATTGAACGAGGCGCCCACAGATCAAATCGTCAAGTTCTGCATGGCTGAATGCGAGAAGCGCGGCATTCCCCCGGAAAACTTCGGGTTCGACGCGGGCATGAGGACGGCGCTTGTCCAGAAATTCGACGCGCTCTGGTCAACGCGGGTGCAATCGCTGGACTTTGGCGGGCCATCCTCAAAAGACCGCAAGGTGAGCTACGACATTGACGTTTTCTGCAAGGATTACTACTCCAAATTCGTCACCGAGCTTTGGTTCTCCTTTCGCTTGGTGGTCATCGCAAACCAGTTCCGGGGCCTGACGGAAGACGTGATGATGGAGTTCGCGCAAAGGGAATGGGGCATGGTTGGGGCGAACAAAATTGAAGTCGAGCCGAAGAAGATAATGAAGGCCCGCATGGGCTTCTCCCCTGACCGCGCTGATGCGCTGGCCGGGGCCATTGAAATTGCGCGCCGCAAGGGCTTCGTCATCCGCAAGCTGGGCGAGAACCGCAAAGAACAGGCCACAGACGAAAAATGGAAAGGCGACCTGCGCGAGAAATCCCGGGCCTTCTGGCGCTCCGGGCAGCTTGTCGAGGCGTGAGGCAAAAGATTTTGGTTGACGGATTCTGAAAATTGTGCGATTGGTGTTTTCACAATGCGAACCGCTATCAGCAAAAGAGCGGGGATAAACGAGCGAATCAGAACCGCTCAAACTCCCCATGAAGTCGCCGCCCTTCTTTGGAAGGTTTGGCATTATCCAAAAATACACCCCGCAACCGTCCGCAAGTGCGAGAAATCCGCGCTCGCCCGGCTGCAATTCCTCACAAACAAAAAAAACAATGAAAACGACAGTCATCTACCATAGTGCTGACTTCGATGGCATATTCTGCCGTGAGATTGCCCGCAAGTTCCTGCCCGGAGCTGAATTGATCGGGTGGAACTTTGGACAGCCCTTAATTCCTTTCCCGACAGAAGGACAAGTTTATCTGCTAGATTTGCCGCCAGACTGTTTCAAACTTACCAGCGACTTGTTCCCACTCCGGGCTGATGGTGGTTATGACAACGGGTATAGGCTGATTTGGATTGACCACCATAAAAGCTCAATCGAAAGACACCATTCCTTTTATGCAGGCTACCGCATTGACGGAGTTGCGGCCTGTAGGATTGCTTGGCAGTGGTTCACGCACAAGTTTTCCAGCAACCCCTTACCATCGAAACAAAACTTCATTGACCGGCAAGTGACCGAGCCTTACGCCGTGCGCCTCGCCGGGGAGTACGACATCTGGGACAAGCGCGATCCAAACGCAGAGCTTTTCCAGATGGGATTGCGCAGCCGGGCGTTGGACGATGCTGCCTGGCGGCATTTACTGGGGACTGCTGAAGACCCGGATGACGACAAACTCGTACTGGACTTACTTGATGCCGGGGAAAGCGTGCAATTTTACGCCCGCGATCAAAATGAGAGCATCATCAAGTCCGCCGGATTCGACCTCGACTTTGAGGGCCTGCATTTCCTGGCCTGCAACCACGCCCAATATAATTCCCTCCTGTTCACCGCTGGCCTCAAGCTGGAGCATGACGCCTGCCTGGGTTTCGCTTGGCGCGGCGGAAAGTGGACAGTGAGCCTCTACCACGCGCCCGGCAAGGAGCACCACGACCTGTCTCGGATCGCCGTCAAGCACGGCGGCGGAGGCCATGCTGGCGCGGCGGGTTTTGTTTGTTCAGAATTGCCTTTTCCATTGACGGCGCGTGTGGTTTCACGGTAATCTTCGTCAATGAGCAAATTTATTGATCCCTCTCAGTCAAACCTAAACCCAAACAAAACAATGAAGACAAAATTGACCATAATCGGGCTGCTCTGCGGAGCGGCGTTATTCACCCAAGCGCAGACCGTCGTAATCCCCGTCACGATCACGACGAACACAAATGGCACCATCTCCATCTCCGGAATTCCCGGCCAGCCGACCAACACGGTGACACAAGCCCAACTCAGTCCGCAGGGGGCATTGACCACGATTGAAAACTTCTTTGGCTCGTATGACCCGGCATTGACCAATGCCTTTCCAACGGCCAGGGGCCAGGTATGGACGGCCGGGGCATACCAAAACAGCCAGAACATCGGGGCGGAACTTGGCCTGGACCTCGCGCTGCGAACCGTCAAGACGAATTGGCCGCAGAACATCGCGCTTGAAAACGTGTTCCGATCTGAGGCCGTGGCCGGCACGATTGCCCAGGAGAATTTGATGGTGCTCTACCGCAAGCCAATCGGCGACGCCCAACTATTTGCGGGCGGCGGCATTGGCGATCAAGTGCGCAAAGACCGTTTCGGGCCGGTGGTGGAATTGGGGGCCGATAAAATGGCGAGCAAGAACGGCTTTTTGAAAGTGGGCCTGCGCCTGGAGGATGGCTACAAGAACCCACTGACGGTGTTCTTCGGCGGTGGCATCAACTGGTAACCCTTTACCCCGCTTGTGCGGGGTGACAACCCGCTGGCCGTGAACCAAATTGGGCTATTATTCGGCCAGCGGAGTTTCTTCCCCAATAAATTGCAAATAAACACAAATCAAAAGCGAAAGACTAATGAACATTAACATCAACGAACTACTCGGTAAAACACTGACGGAAGCCAACGGCGCGGAAGGTGATGGCGAAATCACTTTCAAGACCACCGAAGGCAAGACATACGAACTATACCACTCGCAAGAATGCTGCGAATCGGTGAGCGTCGAGGACATCTGCGGCGAAATGTCTGACCTCGTAGGCTCGCCAATCACGCAAGCCGAAGAAGCCAGCAACAAACCCGATCACGGCGACCTGAGCGAATACTCGGTATCTTACACATGGACATTTTACCGACTGGCAACCGCAAAGGGTCAGGTTGTAATCCGCTGGCTTGGTGAATCCAATGGCTACTATTCCGAAGGTGTGGACTTCAAGGAAGTGGCCTAACGACCGACTTGAGCCACAGGAGGCGAAACATGAGTGACACCCCACTATTCGATATTCTCTACGGAGACGCAATGCAGGACGCCCCAAATAAAAGCGAGCCTCC